TCAGGCAGCAGCACTGGCACAGCAGATCGACAGCCTAAAAACCACAATCAAAGCAGCAGGCGCAGGCCGATATCTCGGCACACGCTGGCAGTCGCTGGTCTCTGATGTCGCAGAGTCAACTAAGGTCGACTGGCAGGCAGTGGCGCAGCACTTCGACCCGTCATATCAGCTGATCACAGCACACACTAAAGCAGTGCCTGCCACTGTGCGTATTGTCACCACACTGCAAAAGGGCAAAGCATGACCAAAATTCTAGACATCCTCGCAGCTGTTGCCATTGGCCTGATGCTGTCTTTTTTTCTTTTTTATAGGGGTTAAATAATGCAAGTACATATCACAATGAAATCAGCAAACGTAAAAACAGGGCCGATTCCTGTAAGCACTAGCAGCGCTGAAACCTGCCCTAGTAGCTGCCCATTTAAAAAACAGGGCTGCTATGCCGACACAGGGCCGCTGGCCTTGCACTGGGCAAAAGTCACAGCAGGCGACAGGGGCATGAGCTGGGCTGAATTCTGCGACACCATCGCAGAGCTGCCCGATGGTCAGCTGTGGCGACATAATCAAGCTGGTGATCTGCCTGGCACTGATGAACAGGTTGACCCTGTGGCACTGGGCCAGCTGGTGGCAGCGAATACAGGCCGCAGGGGTTTCACATATACGCACAAGCACAGCGAGCAGGCCCTGCACTGGGTCCGTCATGCGAATGTATGGGGTTTCACTGTTAATCTGTCAGCTAACAGCCTGCCACATGCTGACCAGCTCGCAGACACACAGGCAGGCCCTGTGGTGGTGGTGCTGCCAGCTGATGCACCAGCTCAGACAGTGACACCAGCAGGCCGCAGGGTGATCACATGCCCAGCGACATACAAAGATGATGTCAGCTGCGCCACCTGTGAGTTGTGCAGCAGACAGCGTGATGTTATTGTCGGTTTTCCTGCCCATGGCACAGGCAAAGCAAAAGTCGAAAAAACTTTTTATTTGAAGCAAATTTAAGGGGATAAAAAATGTATTTTGATCGATTCGATATCTGCGAAGCTTATTTTTTGGCGCTGTCAGAGTGCCACGGTGGTCAGTGGTCGATTGAATATCGCAGGCTGTGCAAGCTTATGCAATATTTCAGGCCATCACCTATGTTGTGTGTCGATTCATTGTCAGAGAATGGCAGAAAAATATACGAGGCAGCCTGTGCCCGTTTTTTGTCACAGGTGGCAGCATGATCGGCGCAGTAGGTGTGATCACCACCGATGATGATGCGGCCCTGTGGACCGTCACAGGCACACAGGCAGGCCTTTTGTGGTGCAGGCCACTAGCAGGCCCATGGCAAACCCGTGTGATCCTGCCTGATCAATTTTGGACCCTGTTAGACAGCCTGCCCTAGTCAGCGAATATCACCAAAAGTACACCAGCGTGAAAAACTGGTGTTTTTTTGGCAGTGTTTGCGAAGTGAGCGCTTACATCCTGAGATCGGCGATTTAAGAGGTTATATATGCATCATGCTACCCTAGTATCACCCAGCGACATAAAACGGCTTCTAGGGGTCTTAAAATCGTTTTTAGGGGCATTTTTATGCACCAGCAAACCCTTGCACGCGCATGCAGGCACGCGCACGATCACACACACGCAGGCACGCACGCACGCGCACGCGGGCAGGCGCGCATACGCGTACGCACATGGGCGCGCGCACACACGTATAGAGAAGATCCCCCCCCACCCAAAAAAAAGAGGCCCTCTTTCGAGAAGCCTCAAGACCCATAGTGGCAACTGCGGGTTATTTCAAAAATGTGAGTCTATACAAAGTTGAGTCAATTAATGCAGATATTTCATCAATCAAGTTTTGGATTTCGCTATCTTGCGGTATGCCTTGCATATGTCGGGTCTGATCGACATAGTCTTTTAGATGCATCAGTTCTTCTAAACCAGTCTGAGTAGGTGGGTAATATGAAACAGGATATTCAATTAGTTGACCATAACGGCCTTGTGTTGCTTCAACTACAGCGTCTGCAAGGTCGGGAATCGTCTCGTAAAACTTCTGAAGCGCCTTATGCTCAGAATATGAGCGACTACGTAGGTGGAGAATATGCACATTGGTTGCCGAATGAAACAAAGTCAGAATGAATTCACCCAGTATGTTATCCATGGTCGGTATCCTCTTTATATTGGTTGATCAAGTACTCTAGCGCATTTCGTGCCGCCTCTGCTTTCCATGGTTTGACAGCAGGGTTTGTGGCTATTTTCCTCCATTCTTCGATCTGCCGCAAGAAAGCTGCATAAAAGATGTCTGATTTCTCTTCGCGAGAGTAGACCCCCCCCTGGTCAAAATTTGAGTGGCACTTGTAACAAGACCACACCGTGTAGCAATCCTCGGCTTTTAAACCCCGACCCTTACCATGCGCCATCAAATTAGAGTGCGCCGCCACCGTTGTAGACCCCTCGTCCCCCAAACAGTCATCGGCGACCTGGAGCAGACACATCTCGCCTTTAGCAAGCTTCAGTAGATTAGCGTCCCTATACATTTAATTGCTCAAATTTTTGTATTCTTTCCCCAATCCATCGCATTACAGGCACTGCCATGCTGTTACCAAGGGCTTTGTAGCGTGGGCCATCAGGGGTCAATTTACCTTTTGTTTTTATGTCGGTGTAATTGTCAGGAAAGCCTTGCAAACGCTCGCATTCCACAGGGGTAAGTCTGCGAACTGCCATACCTTGAACAATGCCGCCTACAGCATCAACTTGACCTGGCGCTAATGAAACCCTTAATGGTTGGTTTACTTGGCCTTGAATTGTGTGGTTATAAGCATCAAAACCAAACGCCACCGCATGACGATCACCTTTGGTCAAAGTGTTCATTGGCTCACCAGGATGACCAACGCCAAGGCCGTTACCTTTTCCCATGGTCTTCTCACCATTTTTCCCAGCGTGGCGTGTAGCTTGGTCATGGATGGGAATTGGCTGCAATACAGCATGAGGACCTCTAGCCACTAATGAATCCATGGTTTCACTATGTTTTGCTCTGAATTTGTATTGAGCGTTTTCACCTTGATTGAATGCCGCCCGATCAAGAACAATGGGCTGCATCACTAATTGAGCGTTGGCTTTGTCGGGCATACGCTGGTCATCTGACTTAGTGGTGATGGTCGCCGCGAGATCGCCGCCGTCCCACCATTGAGGTTTAGCTGGCACTATATGACCATTCGCCATACTTTGATGCGTTAGCTTTCCTCCACCGCACTCTGTATCGAGACTGCCTGCAACGCTTGGAATAGTGCTGGCGGCAACACCTTGCCCCTTTTGTCTGCTCGGCGCAGGATGCCCTTGCAAGCTGTGGCGCTCAAAAAGAACCGCTGCGGCAGCTCGCCAGTCTCCAAGGTATCCGACAACGAACACACGGCGGCGTCTTTGGGCCACTCCGAAGTACTGAGCGTCAAGAACGCGGTATGCGAACCCATACCCGAGTTCGCCCAGCGCCCCGAGAAAGACTCCAAAATCTTTTCCTCCGTTAGATGACAGGACACCAAGGACGTTCTCCCAAACAATCCACTGGGGTTTAAATTTGTCAGCAATGGCAAGATAGGTAAGCATGAGGTTGCCACGAGGGTCATCCAATCCTTTTCTAAGTCCTGCGACAGAGAATGATTGGCAAGGGGTTCCTCCAACGAGAAGATCGACATTTGATTCAAAATTCCACTCCTTAAATTTGGTCATATCGCCAACATTAGGCGTGTTTGGATAATGATGGGCAAGAACCTCTGATGGAAATCGTTCAATTTCTGAGTAGGCTACAGCTTGCCAGCCAAGCGGATGCCAAGCAACTGTGGCGGCTTCAATTCCACTACAAACTGAAAGATATTTCATTGCATTTTCATTTCAGTGCGGAGGTTATATTGTTCTGTCTTCCATACCTCAATCTTAAGCTTTGCGGCCTCCAACATGTACTTGAGATACTCTTCGTTAGCCACAGCTGCCTTGAGGCCTTGTAGCTGGTCTATGTACTTTCCATGAGCATAGGCAAAGGTTTCTTGCGCTCCCAGTGTCTTTTCATCTGACTCGCTCATCAGTTGAGCTTTTACTGTCTTAAGAAACTGCTCTATGAATACCCTAGCGGCCTTGGCATCCGCATAAGCTTGGGCGTTCTCTTGTATGTACCTGATTGCTTTGAGAGGTTCATCCATTTTCTTTTTCCTTTAACTTTGCCATTGAATAGATATTCACTTGTTTTTTCTCTGTCAACTTGATTTTTTCTCTAGAATTTAGTCCAAGTATGTGACCGGCAGCAACTTGCTTTAGCTTCTTGTCTTTTGTCCATATGCTTGGTTCGCCTTGCCAGTCAAATGCGTTTTTTTGTTTAATCATTCTTAGCCCATCGTTTACACAAATCTTTTGCCATATTACTTTTTGGTTTCTTGTTGCACATAGCGCTGACTGATGCCTGTTTTGCTTTTTCCCTCATCTGCCCTGCTGTCAAAATGATAGGTTCTGGTGGATATATGCCATGCCAGCCTGATGCGCCAAGGACAGCGCTTAGGATGAGTCGGTCAATCATGCTTGTCTCTTTGCTCTGATGGCATCAGCGATTCCCATGCCTGTGTCGTCCCATGTCCTATATGAATACGCCAACTTTGCACAGGCTTCACGTTCTTTGGCGGCTACCAGTTTGGCAAAGGCTTCAAGTCTAGAAAGTGATGTTTCAGTCCAACCATTCTCTCCATAGATTTCTTTTGCCATTTCAATGATTTCATCTTGTGTCATGCCG